CCTCGTATCCGTAAACCTTGGTCGGCTTTGTTTTCCCTCGCTTCATATCGTTTCGCTTGCGCCACTTGATGTTTTCCGAAACCGAGCGGCTTTCCTCTTGGGCGTAGCTGGCAAGAATGGTGAGCATCAACTCGCCCTCGCTTGAAAGCGTGTGAATCGACTGTTCCTCAAAAAATATGTCAATGCCGAGGTCTTTGAGTTCTCGGACGGATTCAAGCAGCGTTACCGTGTTGCGGGCAAAGCGGCTGATGCTTTTGGTAATCACGCCGTCTATCAACCCCGCCCGGCAGTCGGCAAGCATCCGCTGAAATTCGGGACGGTTTTCTTTTGTCCCGGTCTCGTCGGCGTCGGCGTAAACCCCGGCATACTCCCATTCGCTGTTGTTTTGAATGAGGTTGCTGTAAAAGCTGACCTGCGCGGCAAGCGAGTGGAGCATATGCTCTGTGCCGAGGGAAACCCGCGCATAAGCGGCCATTCGCTTTCGTTTGGGAAGTTCCACGACCGTGGGTTCAATTTTGGTTACAATTCTTTCCATAGGCGTCTCCTTTCGTACTACTATATATCACTCTGTTTGCCCTACATATCAAGTCATTTTCGCGATATATACTGCACGAAGATACGCCGTATTTCAGGGCGAGCATTGTATCAATTTCCGATAGTTCTTCCCCCGAAATCAAGCCGCTTTCCCGCCAACCTTTGAAAACAGACATCGAAGTTTTGTAGCGGAGGATTGCTTCATTCTTATTCATAACGAAGCCTCGCATCGAACGCTCCGGCTCCTCGCCGCACTGAAACAGGCTCGGGAGCAGTATTTACGCTTGGCGTTGCCATAGGCTTCAAACTTTGTGCCGCAGGTCGGACAAACGAAGCTGTACATCGCCTTGCGGTTCACGGCTTCGGGGTGTGCATTCCACCACGCCAATCGGCATTTATCGGAGCAGAAGCGCTTCCGCTTTGCGCCCCGTGTGTGCTTGAGTAGCCTTCCGCAGTTTTCACAGATGTCGCTTTCAGCGGTGATCTGTTCGGAAATATAGTCCGCACCGAGGTTGTTTCGGCGGCAGTAGGATTTCACTGTGTTTTCGGATATGCCGAGCGTAGCGGCTATTTTAGCGTAGCTCTCGCCCTTGCTACGCAAATATATGAGTCGCTTTGTTTGTGCTGTAGTCATAGGCAGTACCTCCTGCCTATAACCGAAAAATCGCTGTGATTCGAACCCCTTCAAAGCAAAAACCCCGCGAGACGGCATACACCGAATCGCGGGAGTTATAATTTGCTGTTATTCTGTTTTGATAAATGCGTCGGTGAAGCCCGCCGCCTTCGCCTTTTTGAGCATGGCATCTGCATTGGCTTTGACCGAATATGCGCCGATCTGAACACGGTACAGCTTTTTCAGTTCGGGCGGCGCTTCGCTTTCCGCGAGCAATCGTTTGACCTCGGCACGAAAGGTATCCATCGACTTCCCGTGCTTCACAAACCAATGTCCGGGGTCGGCGTGGTTACTGGCGATGCCGCGCTTGTAGCCCTCATAATGCCCGACGATAACGCCGTCGGCCATCGGATCGAGTTTGTACTCCTTGCAGAGATAGGCGCACAGTTCGGCGGCCTCCATATAAACCTTGTCAAAATAGGCTTTGTCCGTTAGGATATCCTCGCAGATTTCAAACCCGATATGACTGTCATTGACCGAGCCTTTCGAGCCGGAACCGCCGTGCCAGCCGCGATGATTCCACGGCAAAGTCTGATAGGTTGCGACACTCCCGTCAGCCAATTTGCCGATGAAAGCATGGACGCAGACTTGACGGCCGTCGGGCTTTTCTTGATTCCAGTGGTTGTTGTACTGGTTCTTACCGAGGAGTCCGTCGTCGGGTCCCACATAGCGGCGCAGGTTCGGGTTGTTCGCCCCGGTGGAATGCACCATAATACCCTTGACAGCGATGGTTCTACCCGCTTTGTAGCAGGCGTTTTGTGTAAAGATCAGTTTTTTCAGATTCATTTCGTTTCATCCTTTCCGTGTAATTGTGCCAGTACGTCCTTCAGCTTGTCGGGAACGGGCAAACCGATAGCCGTGGCGTTTTCAAGCAGCGACACGCCTTCGTTGGCGATATAAAAGAAAATGACCGCCGTCCGAAGCGGCGCGCCGTCGCTGCCGAGCAGATAGAAGTCGATGAGATGCCCAATGCCGACCACAAGAAAGATCGCCACCTTCTTGGCGATACCGTGCGCACCGATTCTGCTCGACAACTGCTTCTCCACAATCGCCCTTAAAACGCCCGTGATATAATCCACTGCCACAAATGCGATAAGGGCATAGAGAAAACCGTCCAGACCGCCTAAGTACCAGCCAAGAAACCCGCCGAGCCCCGCAAACGCCGTCTGCACCCAAGTCCATATTGATTTCATGTTCAAATCCTCGCTTTCCTAATTTTTGCGTAAAAAAGCATCCCCAACTATCGGGAACGCCTTCATACCGTGGTTTGTATTCCGCTATATTTGTTTTGGGAGTGCCTCCCAGAGACGCAAATCCTCCTGACCCAACGACCAGAGGGCAAATCCTCGCAAGCCCCAGCGATACGCCGCTTCGTTAGTCCAGTAGACAAGGCTGTCCACGTCCTGATAATACACAATGCCGAAACCGTCGCCGTCGCCGAGAAAAAGACGGGAACACCAGACGTTGATGTCGCGGGGCGTAAATTTTGCCGTGTAGTCGGCATTGCACGGAATACGGAGCATCGCCGAATGTACGAAATCATAGTCCATCGAGATGTCCTCGGTTCGAGTGCTGATTTCCTCTACATCGGTATTCACCGCGAATGCTTCAAACTCGTTATCCCAAGTCACGCCGCTTCGTGCGATCCTGCCGTAGCTTTCGGTCGTTCCATTCGGCATGGTCACATCAAAGGCTTCATAGGGTTCATACGTCCAAGCATCGCCCAAACGAAGCAACTCGCATTTTATCTCGCCGTCCGAGCGAATGCCGCAGTATCCGCTTGTGGGTGAAACATTCGCAGTGAAGCGGAGCGTGTTGCTGTTGCCGGAATAGACCCGCACACGATTGCCGCGCTTACGCATCTCGATAAGGTACATATTCGGATTGGTACGGATATCAGCGGCGGGCGTTTTGGAATATGACGCGCTGTAACTGCCGAGAAGCGATGAACCTTGATAGAGTTCCACCCGCTGCGAGTCGATGTTGATACAGCAGAAGATGTCGCCGATAAACACTCCGGCTCGACCGCTGCCATTATGCGGAAACGCAATCCTCGCTCGAAGGTGAACGTCGGTGAAACCGTTATAGTTCCACGCAAGCTGACCGCTGCCCTCAAGCTGTGAATAGACGCGCTCTGAGGAATATTCCACGCTCCGCCATACCGACCAGTTGCCCGAAAGCGTTCGCCAGTAGGTGCTCTGCAGAGTAACCGGGTCTCTGAAATCCTCATACCACGCCAAAGCCGAATCGGGCTTTCGCCGCAGGACTTCTGTGGTCAGCTTGAAGCCTTTGTCGGGAACCGCCATGTTGCCGTCCACGTCTTTGAAACTGCGTGGAGATAACTCAAATGTAGCCGAACCCGCCGTCGGGCGTTCGCTGAAAGCCGAGCAAACACGAAAACCATAAAACTGTGTTCCTGCCACGCCGCCTTCGACTTTGAGCGTATGACTACCCGCCGACAGGCTTTTTCCTTTGGTAAGAATAAGCCAGCAGGTGTTTCTCCAATACGGCCACCACAGGCGGTTTTCTGAGAAATTGACCGCCGAGCCATCCAGTGAGATATTGATACCGTTCTTGTCCCAAAACGGAAAGCAAATACGCACCGCTACATCATAAACGCCCGATTGCGGTACGTTGAAGTTGTAGGTCGCAGTTCCCGTGCCGGACGAGAGCGTAATCGTGCCGTTGCCGACTACCACGCCCTCGGTATAGCTGTCAGGCTCGCCGTTTCGATCGACAAGGATAGAGCCGAACTCTGCCTTTTGCGTCTTGCCGTAGCAGGTCAGATAACGGCGGCGGTTGTAGGTGTCGCTCACAATCGGGGCTTCGCGGCTCGAAGCGTCTCCGCCTTCGGCATAGTCATAGACCTGCGGGAACATGTACGGCACTTGGTCGTAGTCGTCCCAGTAAGCAAGCCACGGTATCATAGGCTGCGGAGGAGCATTACCCGTGAAGTTATAGCCGCCCTCCGCCCATATTTTGGCGGCGTAATAGGTAAGCGACACGCCACGATACGTCTGGCCGAGGTCGGCAGGGTTTGTATATATCTGCCACTCCCAACCGTAACCCGGTAAACCCATATAGATCTTTTGCGGATTCATTACTCTGGC